GGCAGGGTCATCGGGACGGATACCGCAGAAGCTGCCGATCGTTTTAACGATTCATGGAAGTTGCTCACTGATAATCTAAGCAAGTTTGCTCGCGCTATCGTCGTCGATGTGTTGCCGGCACTCTCTCAGCTAGTCGAAAAGCTGGCGGTTGCCTCTCAGACTGGCGGCATCGCGGCATTATTCTTCAATGAAGGAAAGAGCGGCGATCTCAATGCGAAGTTAAAGGATGCGGAGGCGCGGCTTGCCGAGTTCCTCAGACTTCGCCAGGAATTCGAGAAGCTGGGACCGATTCCGAAGCTTTTCTCCGCCGATGACCTAGCGCTTGCAAATGCAGGCGTCACCGCGACGCAAAAGGAGGTCGCTTATCTCAAGGAACTTGTCCGGCTCCGAGATGAGGCGGCGAAACCGCGTGAACAGCGGGAGCAAGTCCGGCCACGCAGAGACATAGAAGGCGAACGCAAGTCTGCACGTGACGCCGAGAGCAAACAAGCCGCGGCGAGGAGGGCCGCGCTTGAGGACGCATTCCGAGAGGAGGTAACGCGCAATCGTATTGCGGCGCAGCAGGAACAAGACGCGCTGCGCGATCAACTGCGCGAGGAAGTCCGGCTTGTCGAAGAAGCAGAACGCGAGAAGTTCGAACTTGCCCGAGACTTCGCGGAACGGGCCGCCGATGCACAGCGGACACAACGAGAATTCGATAGTCAGGTCACCGAAGCGCGCACCCGCAAGATCCTGGGCGCCTACGACAAGCAGCTCGAGGAACAGCAGCGGGCGGCCGAAGAGTCGAAGCGCTCGTTTCGCGACCTGGGCCTGGTGTTTCAGTCGGCCTTCGAAGATGCACTCGTTCAGGGCGAGAAATTCTCGGACGTGCTCAAGGGAATCGAGCAAGACCTGTTGCGTCTCGCCATCCGCAAGGGCATCACCGAGCAGCTGTTCAGCTTTCTGGGCGACATCTTCAGCGGCGCCGGGAAGGGTGGCGGTGGCGGCGGGTTCGCGCAGATCCTGGGCAGCATTTTCGGGTTCGCCGCCGGAGGGGTGATGACCAGCGCCGGCCCGATGCGGCTGGGGCGCTTCGCCGGCGGTGGCATCGCTACCTCGCCGATGCTGGCCATGTTCGGCGAGGGATCTCGGAACGAGGCTTTTGTGCCACTGCCGGACGGCCGGAACATCCCGGTCAAGCTAGAAGGCGGCGCTGGCACGGTTGTAGTCAACATGACGGTTAACACGCCTGATGCGGGCAGCTTTCGACGCGGGCAGGGCCAGATCATGGCCGAACTCCAAAGCAACCTTAGCCGAGCAAGGGGGCGGTTTTGAGCTTCATTGAAACGCCACGCTTCCCGGACACCATCGCCTACGGCGCGATCGGCGGGCCGGAGTACCGGACCGAGATCGCGGCGCTGGATTCGGGCTATGAGGCGCGCAACGTGAGTTGGGCACAATCCCGGCCGCGCTACGCAATCGAGCTTCCATTGCCAACGGCCGACCAGCGGGAAACGCTGATTGCGTTCTTTCGGGCCATGAAGGGGCGCGCGCACGGCTTTCGGCTCAAAGACTGGTCTGACTATACCGTCATCAGGACAAACGGTAGGCTGGGCACGGGGACGAGCGGGACGGGCGTTCCAACCTATCAACTCGGCAAGTATTACTCCGCCGGGGCGCTGACCGAGGTCCGTGAGATCCGCAAGCCGGTTTCCGGGACGGCGGCGATCTATCGCGGCGGCGTGCTGCAGACCGCGGGGGCCAGCGCTGGCAACTACGCGCTCGACAGCACGACCGGCATTGTCACCTGGGTGGCGGATTCGTCCAACAGCGTTAGCGCCGTGACGGTCGGGGCGACTACCGTCGTCACCCTGTCCGGGGCACTGAGCGGGCTGGCGATCGGCGGGCGGCTGTACCTGAACGGTCTGATGGGCACGGTATCGACGTCGCTCAATGGTCTGGCGCACGAAATCACAAACATATCCGGCGCGCAGTACACGCTGAACACCTCGACCACGGGACTGGCCTACACCAGTGGCGGCACCGGCTATAAGTACGCGCAGCCGACCGAAACGCTGGATTGGTCTGGCGAGTTCGACGTGCCGGTCCGGTTCGGGGCGGATTATCTGCCGCTGACCCTGCAGACCAAGGTCGTCTTCCGGACCGGCTCGGTCGAGCTGATAGGAATCCGAGTATGAGATCCGACGGCGCGTCGATTGAATCGCATACCGCAGGCGAGGTCACGACCACCGCGACCTGCTGGAAGGTAACGCTTCGGGATTCGACCGTGCTCGGATTCACGGACCACGACGCGCCGATCACCTTCGGCGGCGTCACCTATCAGGCCACGACGGGCTACACCGCCAGCGCGATCGAGGGTAAGAACGGCCTCGAGCCCGACAACCTCGAGCTGCTCGGCGTGATCGACGGCATCAGCGTAGTGTCGTCGGAGCTGCGGGCCGGGCGCTGGGATTACGCCCAGGTCGAGATCACGATGGTCAATTGGGCCGACCCGACCGCCGGCCAGATCATCCTGCGCAAGGGACGGCTGGGCGAGATTAGCCAGGGGCGCACGCGGTTTCAGGCCGAGCTCTTCGGGCTATCCAAGAACCTCCAGCAGCGGGTCGGCCGGCTGTATACGCCGAGCTGCGATGCCGATCTCGGCGATTCGCGCTGCGGCATCGTGCTGGCGACTTTCCCGCGCGGAACGGTGGCCGGAACCCTGACCGGGGTCAGCTCTCGGCGCGTGATGACCGATAGTGGGCTCACGGACGGCTCCGGCTGGTTCAGCGGCGGCACCATCATCTTCACGGCCGGCGCCAACCTCAACATCCGGCGCGAGATCAAGGACTACGCCAGCGGCGGGGTGATCACGCTACAGGAGGGTTTCCCATATTTGCCCGTGGTCGGTGATGCCTACATCATCCAGGCTGGCTGTGACAAATCGGCAGCAACCTGCGCGAGCAAATTCGACAATTTCGTCAATTTCCAGGGATTCCCGACGTTGCCAGGCACCGATCGGGTATTGACCGGGAAATGAATTCCGCCTTCCTGACCGCTGCCCGCGGCTACCTGGGCACTCCCTGGCAGCATCAGGGCCGGCTGCGCGGGGTAGGCGTGGATTGCGTCGGGCTGCTGGTGTGCGTCGCCCGCGAGACTGGCCTGCGGGTCGAGGACGTCGAAGGCTACGATCGGATGCCGGTCGACCGGCGTCTGTTGCGTGAGCTCGACCGCCATCTCGAGCGGGTGCCTGAGGGTGCCGGCGCCATGCGGCGGGGCGACGTGCTCGCGTTTTCATGGTCCGGCTACCCGTATCACGTCGCCATCCTCACGCAGGAAGATCCGCCCAGGATCATGCACGCCTGGGTGAAGGCCGGCGCAGTGGTCGAGAATCAATTGCATGAGACTTGGCGTCGACGGATTGCCGGCGTCTGGCGGCAGAGGGCACTGGGATGAGCGGCTACGCCGGCATCGCGCTCGGCTTCCTCGGCGGGGCAGTGGGCTCCGTCTTCGGCGTTCCGTGGCTGGGCTACGCCATCGGCAACCTTGTGGGGAATGCGCTCTTCCCAGCCGAGATCGATCCCATCCGCCGCGAGGGGCCGCGGCTGGGTGAACTCAAGGTCACCAGCTCTACTTACGGACGCGTCGTGCCGATCGTATTCGGCCAGGTGCGCATTGCCGGGCAGATCATCTGGTCGACCGAGCGGCTGGAGACCACGACCACTAGTTCGGAAGAGATCGGCGGAAAGGGCGGTCCGCAGCAGGAAGTCACCACCACCACCTACACCTACTCGATCTCGTGCGCCATCGCCCTCTGCGAGGGCCAGATCCTCGGCATTCGCCGGATCTGGGCGAACGGCAATCTGATCTACGACATCGGTACGGCGACGGATTATGCGACCTACCTACAGAGCCAGTCTGGGGCCGATGAGATCCGGATCTATGACGGCTCGAGCACCCAGGAACCGGACCCGCTGATCGAGGCGACCGATGGCACCGCGCCCGCCTATCGTGGGACGGCCTACGTGCTCTTCGAAAACCTGCAGCTCGGCCCCTACGGCAACCAGGTGCCGAACTTCGAGTTCGAGGTCGTGCAGTCCGGCACCGTCGGCCCGACGTACGACAATCTGGATGCGGCGGATCAGATTGCGAACTGTAAGGCGATCAGCGGCAGCATTGCAGCCGATGGGACACTGATCACGGCGGTAGTGACAACGCTAACGCCGTCCGAATCCGGTCACCTCGCGGTGCTCAACCCATTTACCGCGCAGATTGTGCGGCAGTGGAACGTGGACTCGTACCTAACCGGTGGTTATAGCATCGGCCGGAATTCCTTCCCGGCAATGAACATTTATGGCGACATCGTCTTCCGCGATTCCGCGCAACAGATCTACGCCTGGCCGGCGGGAGGCATTCCGACGAAGCTCGGAAGCAACGGACAAACCCGCATCGTCGTGGATGATACCGGGACATTCTGGTACGCGGGACGATGGACGACGACTGCCTATGGGCTGGTGCGCGTCCTGCCAGGGGAGGCGACTGGCACGCTGATGGTCGATCTCGCCGGCGGCTATGGCGCGGCAGACTTCCCGGACATCTTCGACGATCAAGACGGCTACATCTGGATATCGACCATCGCCAACGGATTTTTCAAGATCCAAAAGTCAACCGGCGCGGTGGCCCAGCAGATTGCCAAGAACGCCTATACCTTTGCTATCGCGGGCGACGGCTCGATTTTCTATCAGGTCTACACCACCAACAATATCTACAAGCGGCTCGCCAACGACTACGTCACCGAGACGACGATCTATGACGAGGCTGGCTCTCATAGCACGCAGCTGTTTCAGCGCTTTGCCAGAGACTGGACGACCGGCGACATCCTGATCGCTGATCTGGAGACGTTCAAGCGCTACTCCCAGGATGGCACGCTCCTGCGAACCGAGAGCACAAGCGGCGATTCTACCCAGCAGTATCAGGTGACGACCAGTCCGCTCTATGCGGATCGCATCTACACCTTCAATTCCGCCGGGCCGGGTCTGGGTCCAAATCAGTTCATCGCGGTCGACCGCAGCAACAGCCTCGCCGTCGGCTCGGTAACCATGGCGACGGTGATCACCGAGATGTGCGAGCGGGTGGGGCTGTCGGCGAGCGATATTGACGTCACCGCGATGACGGACGCAATGGGCGGCTATGTTCACTCGCAGCGCATCTCCGCGCGCCAGGCGCTCGGCCCGCTGATGGGGGCCTTCTTCTGTGACGCGGTCGAGTCGGCCGGCAAGCTCAAGTTTGTGAAAAAGGGCACGGCAGCGGTGCGCACGCTCACCGAGGATGATATCGCGCTGCTGAATCCAGATGACGACACCGCCGAGCCGGTGAGCACCTCGAGGGGCCAGGAGACCGAGCTTCCGCGCGAGATCGCGGTCAATTACTTCGACATTAACGCGGACTACCAGGTAGGCACGCAGTACGCCCGGCGGCTGGTGACCGGCTCGTCCGACGACACCGCCATCGATCTGCCGGTCGCCTTGACCGCCGATCAGGCGAAGCGCATCGCCGAAGCGTTGCTCTATGAGGCCTGGCAATCGCGGCAGCGGTATCGCTTCGCCATCACCACCAAAAACGTCCGCCTCGAGCCGACCGATCCGGTCGA